GCGGTGCGCGACCGTGGCGGCGGCGCCGATGGTCACGCCGCCCTGCTGGTGCGCCCATGCCCAGTCCGAGGCCGGAGTGACAGATGACATGCTGTCATCCGTACCGTCGTATTCCAGCGCGGGCAGAGCCGCGTCGGTGCGCAGGATCGGGCGCGCGCTGGGGGTGGCCTGAGTGAAGTGATGGCCGTTGCCGCTGAGGTCGTCGATTCGCGCCACCGTCTGGTCGGCGGCGGCGGGCGTCGTGCCGCCCGTGTCCTGCCACATCGCGGACAGGTCCGTTGCATCCCAGAACCCGCCGCGCTCGCCGTTGGCGAAAAGGGCCAGCGGAGAGAATGAATTCGGCTGCCAGAGTGTGACTCCAAGGCCCAGCATCGGCTCAATCCCAGATCACGATGGTCGCGGTGGTGCCGGTCGCCATGATCTGCACCGGGCGCGCCCATTCGAACTTGTCTTCGATCAGCATTTTCGTACCCCTTTGTCGTCAGTTGAGGAAAATCCAGTCGTTGGCGGCGCGCTTGAAAAGCGCCCCCGCCGAGAACTGCTTGACCAGGTCCAGGCCATAGGTGCCATTCACCGTCACCCCGCCCGCGCCCGCCACCGACACCAGCCCGGTGCCCAGCCGCAGAACCGAGAACTGCGCGCCGACCGCGAAGTCGTGCGTCGCGTCCGCCGGAACGGTCAGCGTCAGGTCCGACGCGCTGTCGAAACCGATTGTCTTGCGCTCGTCATCGGCCACCAGCGTGTGGTCGGCGGTCTTGGTCAGAAGGGTGACGCTGGTCACCGCGATCGCCGCGTCATATTGAGCCTGCGTGATGATGCCCATGTAGACCGCGTTGACGGTCGGCGCGCCAGCGGCCAGAAGGTCGGCCAGATTGTGCGGCGCCCCGGCCTCGGGCACTGAAATTCTGCCAAGCAGCACGTCGAACGCGCCGGCTGCCGTCTCGCCGGTGTGATACACCCTGTAGGTTGTCGCTCTGGCCCCCCGGCTGTTGGGCCACAGCTGCACGGTCGCCCACCCCGAGCCGCTGACTACCGCCGCCTCGGTGTAGGTCGCGGGCAACACGTCGCCATTGGCCGTATCCACGTCGGAGCCGCTCAACACGAATCGCACGGTGCCCCCGGTAGCCGTGCCGGTGCCGGGTTTAGCGATGGTGCCTTCAGCCGTAACGTTTACTGTCGCCATATCAGTTCCCTCTCATTCCCATGCCGCGTTCTTGCCTTCATCCGCCTCAACGGATCGGGCCATGTGTCCGGGGTCAATGGCGTCGAGGATGCGCCCGAGCAGCCGCCACCCCCACTTGTGCGCCTGTCGCGCCGCCCGGCTACTGATTGTTTCATCCGGGTCGCCGCCGATGTAGGCGTTGCCCGCCTGATCAATGGCGATCAGCATGTTCCACAAGCGTTGCATGTATGCGCGCCGCCCGTAGACCACGAACACCAGCGCCTCGGCGCCGCCAAAAACCGCTAACCAGATCATGCCTGCCTCCAGTATTCGTCATCGGTGAAGTCTTGCGGAATCGGGTTCATGGCCTCCAGCGCGTCGGATGCCGCGCGCAGCCCCGCGATCGCGGTCCAGACGGCGCTGATTGCGTCGGCCTCGGCTTTTTCGCCGGATGTCAATTTCCGGTCGTGGCGGATATTCGCCAGCTCCGCCCCCCGCGCGAGCAGGTTGCGTTGCCGCCACTCGGGCGCTACCGCGAGAATACGCCGCTCGGCCTCGGCCTTGACCTGTTCCGCGGTCACGGGCGGGGGCGGCGCCGGGGCGAAGACCTTGCCATCCCATGCCCACCCGATCCCGACATCCGGCCCCGCCTCGGGCCAGCCGGCCATGAAGCCCGGAACCGCGCCGGGCCGCACCTCGACCACATTCGCCACCACGCCGCTTTCGATCTGTGCTAGTCGCATCGCCCGCCCCCTCAGAATACCGTGACGCGGGCCTTGCCCGCGCCGCCCTGAGCAAGCGCGCCGCCGCCGCCGCCCGGCACACTGCCCGCGACGCCGCTGGCGCCGCCGTTGCCGCCGTATCGACTTGTTCCCGCCACGACCGTGCCCGTACTGTTGCCGCCGGCGCCGCCGCCCATGATGGCGTTTGACCCCAGAGAGATAGTGGTCGCGCTCCCGCCGCCCTCCCATGTCCGGGCCGACGCCGCCCCCGATTTGCCGCCCCCCTTCGCCGCAAGGACCGACCCGAAAGTGCAATCGCCGCCGTTGCTGCCCGCCGCCGTGGTCGAGGGTACGACAATGGTCTCGGTCGCCCCCAGGTCGCCCGCCCGGAACAGGCCCCAGGCGTACTCGCCACCATCGCCGCCATCAATCGGAGACCCTGATGTTTTGCCCCCCTGCCCGGCGCCCCACAGTTCGACGAAAACCAGCCGCCCGGCGCTGTAGTTGTTTGTCCAAGTATCCGAAGACAGGTACTCGAACACCTCGCTTGCGCCGTCAGTCTGGGTCGCGCCGCCGGTCATCAGCCGATACGATGTGCCGTCATACTCGACGATATCGCGCCGCCCGGCGGCGATCTGCCCGACTGTCAGCACCCCGTTCGAGGCAGTCACGATGTCCTTGGCGCCAGACCCGTCAACATTGAGCGTCACCGCCGTCGCGGTATTCGCGCTGGCCCATGTGACAGAGAATTTCATGCCCGCGACCAGTCCGGACGCAGGCATTTCCGGGTCAACATCCGCCGTGATCGCATTCGCCGTGCCGCCAACCGATGTCAGCGGCAGTACCGACGCATCAAGCAGCGCGGTGATCAGCGCGTGATAGATATCCAGCGTGTCTTCGCCGTCCGCCGTTGCCGCCGAGGATGGCAGGTCGCGTGTCGTCATGTCCTAGCTCCACAGTTCCGGGGCTTCGTCGACGGCGTTGACACGCCATGTCAGTTCGCCCTGATACGTCATCCCGACCACGACCAGCCGCCGCACCTCGCGCCCGATCACGCCCGTCATCGCCAGATCGCCACGCGCGAGTCCGGTCAGGGTGGCAGGCGTATCCAGCACCAGCCGCGTCCCGTCACTGGTCAGCGTCACGCCGTGCGTCGTGGCCGCGCCCCCGGCTCGCCGGATCGTCACGCCCGTGCGCAGCCCGATCAGGCCGATGTCATCAACATCGCGCAGATCGTCAATATCGGCCCAATCGTCATGCTCAAGCAGCGTCGGCGCGGTGTCGAGAATGATCGCCGTCACGTCGCCCGAACCGTCAAACTCGGCGGCTTCGATCCGCCCGGACCCGCCCCAGCGATGCAATACGTCCGTTGTCAGGCCGACCAGCGATCCCTTGCGGCAGACCAGCGCCTCGGCGGGGGCGGTCCAGGAATGGATCGTCGCGCGATGACGCATCGCGCCGAGTTCATAGCGGGCGCGGGCGCGGGCGTCGGCCTCGGTCACAAGTGCGTCGTAGGATACCTGGATCGTCGGCCACGCGCCCTCGGGCTCGGTGATCTGGCGCGCCTCGTTGCGGCCGGCGTCGAAATAGGTGATCCGCAATCCGGCCGGCAGGCGCGCGAACTCCTTGGCGAACGAATAGTCGGCCATGTTGTGCGGCGAAAAATACTGCACCGGATCGTCGGCGGATCGGTCCTTGTCCCGCGCCACGCCGAAGAGCTCGGAGTGGTATGGCAAGGCGTACCCGGCGCCGGCGGCCAGTGTCAGCGCATCCATGACGCTCGCGTCGTCGATGACCGCGTTGACGCTGTAGCCCTCGGTCGTGCAGGCGGTACGAAAATCCACCAGCCCCGCGCCGTCGATAATTTCATCCGGAACCGGGTCGGCATTGAGCGTGCCGCCAAGAATATCTCGGATATACGGCGCGGGGTTGTCGGTCAGCGCCCAGTCGTTCCATCCCGTGCCGTCCCAGTCGCGGACGTAGCCCCGCGCCAGCACGCTGAACGGCTCAAGCTGCACGTCGCGCGCCTTGATCGCCACCAGCGCCAGGTTCCCATCGCGCACCGGTTGTGCGTTCCAGACGCTCGATAGCCGGATCAGCGCCACCTCATCAATCAGCGTCTTGCGCGATGTCGAGATATGCGGCTGCCCCGATGCCTCATAGCCGAAAAAGTCGCGAACCCAAGGCGCTTCGGTCACGATGGTGTAGCTACTGTCATCGTAGATGCTGTCAACGAAGGTGTATCCGCGCTTGACCTCGACCTCGTACTCGCCGCGCGGATGCGTGTTCTCGTTGAAATATATTTTCGCTTCGTGCTCGCCGAGCAGCACGTTGCGCACGCCGCTCGAACCGGCGGGTCCGCCAGTGCCCTTCTTGACAAACACCGACCCCGATCCGGCGTAAAACGAGGCATCAGCGGTGTAGGTCGTCGTCACCGGCTCGACCGCCTGCCCCGGCGCGTTGACGCGCGCCTCGACCCACCCCGTTCCGGTCTCTGCCGCTGACATTCCCAGATCGTCGGGTAACCAGATCAGCCGGATCGAACACCGCCTTTCCTGACTCACCGCCGCTTTGTAGTGCAGTTCCGGCAGGTTGAGCCAATCGGTCTCGCCACGACGGCGAATGCGCACCCGAATTGGCACACGCAATTCCTGAGTGTCGAGCTCGCGATTGTACAGACCCGCCGGGAAATTCAAGTCGAGCCATATTTCATCGGGCGACGCGCCCGTCGCGCCCATCACGGGCTGGGGCACGGCGGCCTCAAGCCCGTCGGTCATCGCCAGATCGAGGCTCAGCCCGTCTTCCTGCGTCTTGTGGCCTTCGAGCTTCTGGCGCTTCGCGTCGCTCTTGCCGTACCTCTTCACAAGCGTCAAAGGCACCTCGCCCGGCCAGCCGGTGACATACTCATATTGCACCCCGGCGATTTCGTCGGCGTCCACCTCACCGAAACGCGGCTCGGTCATGTCGTGCGGCCCCGCCAGCGCAAACACCACCTCGACCACCTCGGCCTGCCCGTCGTAGTAGGCAAGCGGATGGCAGGCGAAGGGCGGAAACACCCGGCGGGCGCCCAGCACGCGCGGGATCGCGCCGTTGGGCGACAACGTGTTGCCCGCGATCGAGGCCGACCCGAGGCCGGGAATCGCCCCCGTCGATGGCGGGGGGCCACCACCCCCCGGCGCGAAACGTGAAAGGACGGTCGAACCGAGCAGGCCCACCCCGGCGGCCAGAAGGCCGCGCCCCACTCCCGCGCCGATACCCAGCGCGGTTGAAATGCTCCCGGACAGACCGCCCAGAAACGTGCCGCTCGCGATGCCGCCCGTCGCCACCGTCAAGGCTATCGACGCCAGCAACCCGGCGACATTCTTGCCGTCGCCCGACCCGCCGCCGCCCATCGGCGGCGCGAAAAACTCGACCACCACCGGGCATCCGTTCCCGGCCACCGGCTTGGGCCGGATCATCGGCCAGCACCCGCGCGGAATGACGTGCCCGTTGATCGCGATCACGTCATGCTCGTGCCGGGGCCAGCCCTCGGGCAGCGTTTCGATCCGCGCGGCCATGTCCGCCAGCGACGCGCCCTCGGGCAGGTCGAAGCGCCGGGGCATCAGGCTGAAAGGGTCGCGATGAACGCAGATCACAGACATTCCGCGTGCCTCCGCCAGCCCGTGATCCGGGGCGCGATCAACGGATGGTTCGCGGCCTCGGTGCATGTGTTCTTGAACCTCTCGACGTGCAGCACCCTGCGGGCGTCAATCATCACCCCGACGTGACAGATCAGTTGCGACGCGCCGTGCCTCATGATTGCCACGTCAAACGCGCGCGGCTCGGTTACCGGACGCCACGGGCCGGTGTCACGGTCGCCCGCGATCTGCCGGGCGACCGAGCGATAGTCGGTCGCCGCGACCTCGCCATAAAGAGGCAGGTCGATTTGCAGGCACTCGGCATAGACCAGCCGCACCAGCCCCCAGCAATCCACCCCGTCGCGATCCCGCCCGCCCGCGCGATAGGGCAGGCCGACATATCCCGCCGCGAAACTCACAGGAACAGCCCCGGCATCCGAACCTGCGTGGCGCGGATGTGCGGCCACGGCTCGTTGCCCATGTCGGGCCGCCCCACCCGCAACGATACCGCCGACGCATTTACCGTCGCCGACTGCCCCTCGAACCCCTCGAAACTGTAGAGGGCCGCAGGCCCACTGATCACCGTTCGGGGGTTGACCGACAGGTCGAAATCCGCGCTGGAATACACCGCTAGCCGAACCCTGGCCGGGTCGCTCGACCGCTCAAGCGCCAGCCCGATACGCCGGTCGATATTGGGCGCGACGACTTCGAGGCGCGGCATCTGGTCATCGTCGTTGAACAGGCCGATGTCGAAGGGCACCGCGACATAGAGGTCATCGCCGATCTGATAGTCGAGAACATCCGACACGATCCGCACCGGCTCGGGCAGGCGACTGTGCCAGATTGTCAGGAACCCGAGAATGGCGCTCGGCGATGCCGGGTTTTCCAGATCGGCGCGCTGCGCCGTGGTCAGGCTGCGCGAACTCATGTCTCGAACCCGAGGATTTTCGTTGTCGTGCCCGGCGCCGTGGCCGGGATGTCGGTTGCAACCAGCGTCTCGATGGCCGATGTAACGGCGGTTGCCGTGGTGCGCTCTACCAGATAGGTGCCCGCGATGGTCGGCAGGGCGGACGCCGCGACCGTCTCGCCGTCGATGCCGTAGGCCGCGTTCGCGTAATCGGCCACGAAATAGGGCACCCGACTTACTCCGGCAGGAACGTAATCGGCAAACCAGGGCGTGCCGGGAAGCTTCAGAAGGGACATGCTGATCTGCGCCACCCGCGATATCGGAACCTGACGGCGCGGTGGCGCGGCGAATTTCCACCAGCGCACGGCTCCATCATCCGGGTCGCGGAAAATGAAGCGCTTTGTGCCCTGTGACAAGTCAGTATGAAAGAAGGTACTGAATGCGGCAATATCGTCGCCCGTCAACGTGATGGCCGCCTCATACGCCTCAATCGCGCCGGTCGTGCGCGGCCGCGATATCGGTTCTCCGACATCCGACTCGAAAACGTGCCGGGCGTCCCCCGCCTGCGCGGAAAAACCCATCTGAACCGATTGCGGCAAACTGGTGGGCCAGAACTGAACTGCCATCAGCGCGCCCTCGCCCTTGTGCCCAGCCCATAACGAGAGTCGAACCCGGTCAGGCGCCCTGCCGCCGCCGCGTCGTTGACCTCAGCAATCAACACCTCTCGCCCGTCCGGACCCTTTTGCGTGCGCGTGCTTACCCTGCCCGTGGGGTGATTGTTGATCACCTGCACGGTGATATCCGGCCCGCCACTCATCGCCTTGGCGGTATCGGCTCGGGACACAACATGCGCGGGGCCGCGCACGATTTCCGGCCCGCGCTCTCCGACGATCCCGACCTTGCCGCTGGAAATGAAACCACCGCTGTCATGCAGTCCCGAGAATATGGAACTCAAGAAACCGCCGCTGGAACCGCCGCTGGAACCGCCAAAAAGACCCGCAAACAGGTCCTTGAGGGCCGAGTCGAGGGCCATGTCCAACAGTTGGTCGGCAATGTTTGTTAGCGCTTCGGAAAGGGACTCCGCATTGCGGATGGCAGAAGAAAACATACTTCCCAGCCTCTCCCCCGTGGCCCGCCCGGCATCGTCCACATTATTCAATCTTTCATCGGCCAGATCAACCGCCGCGTTGAATTGTTCCTGAGAAATTGCGCCCTCGTTCAGAAGCTGACTGAGTTGCGTCACCACGTCCGCATAGGTGACCGCCTCCTTGTTAACCTCACCAAGTATCTGCTGGGTCACGCGGGCAACGTCGTTCAGTTCTTGCTGCCTTGATGCCGCGCCGCTGACAGATGCCCCCATGCTATCGACCGCCGCCAGAACGTCCTTGGCGCGGGCACTCATAGCCTCGTACTGTGTTATAGTCTCGCCGGAAAAGGTTAGCGGCCCTTCACCCAGGGTTGTAGCAAAGGAAGGGTTAAAACCGGTTGTCGGTGCCGCAAACGTGTCGCCGCCAAGGCGCTCTGGGGATGGTCCGCTGCGATCAATGCCCGCTTGGCGGTCCATTGTCTGATCGATCTGTTGGGCGACCGCAAGGCTCACGCCGAGTTGGCGGGAGAGTGCGATCGCCGACACCGTGGCGTTTTCAAATGATATTTCCTGAGCCGCCATCCCAAGGCGCTCGGTCAGAGGTATGGCTTCGACCACCTCTTCATTGAGATTTACAACGCCATCCTTGGATTTTTCGATTGCAACCCCAAGCTGGCTTGCCAAAGCTTCAAGCTCGGCCATGCGCGCGGCATCTTCGGATTTGAGGAAT